AGAAGAGTAGCGTGTCTATCTTTTAAATCTTTGATGATGTCAGCATACACGGTACGAGGGAATGGAAATTGCCCATACTTCTGAATTGCTTTTTCATCGATGTTTGCTAGCACGATTTCATTAGCGGCAATAGGTTTGCCGAGCATAAGATAATCGTAAAACTTAAGACGACCCATATCTACAAGATAGGGATTAGATACCTTAATGAATACTAGTAGAGCAAAGGTTAGAAGCGCCAACCATGGCGACAGGAATATCTTCTTAAGAATCTTTTTCATACATATCTCTCTTACTGCAACAGTTCATTATACTACACTTTATCGAAAAAGTCAAGTTAATTAGACTGTTTTAAATTTATATTTGTACCACCTTCATTGACCTGTACCGAGTATTCTTTACCACCAGCATTGATATTTAAGACCTTACCTTTATCTTTTTCTACATTAACTACTACAGTAGTTCCAACAGACCGAGTAAACTGGACTTTATCACCTGCTATAATTGTATATATCTGTGTTGTTGGATCATATCCAAATCCTGTACCATTTACTGTAACACCATCTTTACTAGAACTGCCACCCATAGATGACGCTAGATAATCCTCAAGGAAATTAGCATTAAGAGGATCAACATCTAAAGAGGATAGCTGCAAGTCATCTTTTTCTAACTCAGTATTCTTTAGATAATCTATATCAAGTTCAGATAAATCTAGGATGTTTGCTTTAGAATTAGTAGTTTCCCCTAGATCAGCAATTTCATTTGCCGGAGATATGATTAACATATTATCAATTTGATCTAAAGTTAAATTTAAAATAGCGGGTTTAGATGGAGCATTGTCAAAGGTTCTTACCATAGTAGCCTGAAATGCTTTAGTGAGAGTCACGCTCCCGCCAGCATTGCTTACTGTAATCTCTCCTACAGTACCATCTTCTTCTGGTAATAGAATAACAAGACTTTTACCAAAGTCATCTACTGTAGTCGCAAAATCTGTACCGCGAACAGCGATAGTAGCTGATGGAGTATTGAGAACGATGTTTTGTTTATTAATCTTACCAAGTTGGCCAGTGGTAAACCGAATAGTTCCAGAAGCAAAGTTTAATGCCATCTTAGAAGTATTAGGATTACCACTAAACACGAAATCATCGATAACCAATTTAGAATGTTCTGTGACCTTTACGTTTGAGTTATCAACAAACGTAATTTCTACTCTACCATTACCAGTCTGTACATTATCCATTTGCTGGATGGGCAAACGCGATTGCGTAGAAAGTTTTTGATCTTTCCTAACAACCGCGCTTGTTCCAGTAAACGCAGAAACAGAACCAATACTATTGGGGGATACAACCGCCGATAGTGTTACATTGGTTGATAATAATAGTACTGTTGCTGGCAGAAGAAGTAATCCCGAGAGTATCCGCATTAGTAGTGCTCCGCTGATTAATTGTAACGTCATTGCTATTGCCTGTTAATGCCATGTTTACATTTTTGCCGGCAAATCCATTTTGCAACATAGTGATAGCATTTGAATCGCCAGTGGCTGTTACAGTATTGGTTACATCATTAGAGTTAATTGTAGAAGCGTATGTATTCAAGTCACCAGTAATAGCAATTGTTTGAGTGGCACCACTAGAGGAAGAGGTGCTGCCCTGTGTTAAACTTACCGTGTTAGTGCTACCAGTAACATCAAGTGTTGTGGCAGAACCAGCGATGCTTGCAGTATCACCCATGTTAAGTGTGACTGCGTTGTTATCACCAGTATTAGTGATAGCTAGATCAACGTTATCAGCATTATTAACAACACCATCGATGCTGTTGCTAGCACCGTCTTGTGTTAGAGTAATGTTTTGATTATTACCTTGTATGTTTACGGGAGTACCTTCTGAGCCAACACTATTCGTGCCGCCCTGCTGTGATACTGTAATATTGCTTCCATCACCAACCTGATCAATATAAATTGAGTTAGTGGCAGCTTGGCCAAAAACCAATGATGGTGTCATCAAACTCATAATCAAGATTACTGCCTTGATTTTACTTTTCATTTTTGTAACTCCAAAGTTTCTTTTCTATCCCTTGTTTAATTAGTTCCACGACAGCAGCCTCTGTAGCTACTTTTACTGCCCTTGTATTTGCTTCGTTCTCAGTTATACCCGTTTCTGCTTCAACTGCTTTAGTTCCTGCATCAACGAAAGTGAATAATGTAAGTGATGTACCATATGATAATATTGTTTTAGATACCTGTACATTTAAAACTACTTCACCCGTATCAGTAGAGGTCGCTCTTAATGCCACAGACACTTCATCTTTTCTATACGAAATATCACCACCAATACCAAGATATCTAGCACCGACACCTCCGGTGATTATATTTGAATCATAACCTATAATACCACCCTGTAATATTAAACCAGCAAATAACATTGGCTTCAGTTTGTTAGAGTCTTTACCTTGATACTCATCGCGAGTAGATTTTACGATCTGCCTTTCTTTAGCAAGATCATCAATTCTATTTCGTTCAACAACTGTAAACCACTCACCATTGCCAGCATTTTTAACTGCATCAATAAGAAGTGTCACACCACCCTGAGTTACCGCACTAGAAAAACTTGCCATAGTATCTTTATCTTTTCTCTGACCTGTTAGATCAGGAAAATCATAAACTGCAACAACAGCCTTTCTTTCTGGTGGTTTCAAAGATTTCAATTCAGTAAATTCTGTTTTGTATAGTTTAGGTGCATCTTTGGCATAGTCGTAGCCTCCGTTGCTAACACACCCACACAAAATAAAAAAAATAAATATAGTTAATAATATCTTCATTAGAAATTAAACCCGCCAACCGGTATTGTAATATTAGTAACACCACCTGTATCATCTGTAATATTCAATACAATAGAATCTCCAGTGTTCGTGTATTGAATAGTGTTACCTTCAAGTGAAAACGTTCCAGTAGCAGATGGACTAGAAAACAAGTTCTGAGTCAATTGCTGTGCAATCTGAGAATATATTCTCGACTGCAAATTATTCATAAATCTGTTCAAAATAGAATTATTCTCGGCAAGAGACTGGGCTTTCAGGTTCGCAGCAATAGCAGCTTCAATAGTAGCCTTACGAGTATACTCTTGGTTTTGTATCGTTAACCAATGAGAAGATGCACCCACCCCACTGAAGGATGGATTTTTGAACTGATATATGAGTTCCCCGGCGTATGACAAATCAGAATACGTTAATAATGCAGCTATAAATAAAACGAAGCCGAAGCTATATGATTTGTTCATTTTAGCCTCCATTCTTCTATATTTATATAATAGAATGTGGCGATGGAAGAGTGGCCGAGTGGTTGAAGGCACCGCACTTGAAATGCGATGAGGGTGAAAGTCCTCCGTGGGTTCGAATCCCACCTCTTCCTCCACCACATATGAAGTATTATATATAATATATTGGATGTTTGCAAAATAAGAAAGATCACATCAATGAAACTAGATCGTAGATTTCTTCTTCGCGGCATGATAAACGGCACTGCCGCTGCGGTAGCATTGCCGTTTTTAGATTGTTTCTTGGATAGTAAAGGCAAAGCCCTCGCCGCAACAGGCGAAAATCTACCAACTAGATTCGGTACATATTTCTGGGGTTGTGGATTAACTAAGCAACTCTGGGTACCAAAGACTACTGGTAAAAACTATGAGATTACTCCACAGTTAAAACCTTTAGAATCAATTAGAGATAAGATCAACGTCTTTAGCAATTTCAGAATACCATTTGATGATAACCCAAATTATCAGCATTGGTCTGGTGTTGCTGCGGCTGCAACAGGAATCTCACCTACAAAGAATGGTCAGTTTGATAGTAAAACAATTGACCAACAGGTAGCAGATGTTATTAGCCGTGGAGCAAGGTACAAATCTATTGCTGCAAGTGCTGCTGGTAATCCAAAAGAAAGTTATAGCAGCCTTGGTGGATTGAATACTCTTCCAGCAGAATCAAATCCATTAGCATTATATAACAGATTGTTTGGTACTGGATTTCAAGATCCAAGCAGTCCTAACTGGAGACCAGATCCTTCAATCATGATACAGAAAAGTATTCTTTCTGTAGTTGAAGATGATCGTAAACGCGCAATGATGCATCTTGGTGCTAGTGACAAAGCCCGCATGGAGCAATACTTTACAAGTGTTCGTGAACTTGAGATTCAAATGGAAACTCAGTTAAAGCGCCCAGCACTTACTGCTAAAGTTCAAATACCAGAAACACCAGCACACGATCTTCCTGTAAATAATTCTTTATCAAACATTAAAACTATACTGCCTATGATGGCAAAGTTTGCTGCTATAGCATATGCTACAGATCAAACTCGTGTGTTCAATATTAGCGTAAGCGAACCAGCCTCACAGATTTTCGTACCAGGAGATTCGCTAGGATATCATCAATCAACACACGAAGAACCTATTGATCCCGTTCTTGGTTATCAGATTCGCGTTCATGATTATAATGTTGAAAGCATGAAATTGTTTGCATTATTCTTAAATGAACTTGATAGCGTTAGAGAAGGTGATGGTACACTACTAGACAACAGTTTGACGTTTGCGTTCACGGATCAAAGTTTTGCTAAGATTCATGCTGTAGATGGATTACCAATGTTTACTGCCGGTAATGCTGGTGGTAAATTTAAATCTGGATATCACATCGACGGCAATAACAGTCCAGTCAGTCGTGTCGGTCTAACAATTCAGAAAGCAATAGGAATTGGTATTGATTCTTGGGGCATCAACTCCATGGAAACAAGAAATCCATTCACAGAGCTGCTAGCATAAAAAAATGGCTCCCGGTTAAAGGAGCCACTTTCTTTCTTACAAAGCACTTGTTATTAGAACGAGTGACCAAGCTTAAGTGCAACCTGTGAGAACAACTTTGTTCCAGTGGCTGGATTGATCGCGCGCGAGTAGCGATAATACTCTACACCAATCTTGTATGAAGGAAGAATTTCATACGATAGACCGGCGTTTAGACGAGTTTCCTGATTGTCAAGACCCTTGCTTTCAATACCATTGCGAAAACGATACCCGACATCGCCAGTAATGCCAGCAACTAGAGCACGACTTACATTCACTTCTGCGCCATAAAGATTATAGTCGCCGCCCTTAATGACAGCCTTATTAGCAACAACTGAAGATGTTGCAGCTTCTAGATTACGACCTAATTGAACATTACCACCAACATTGAAACCAAGCACAGTGGGTAGATCAACACCAACACGAGCAACTGCCTTAGAAGCAACAGTACCATTATTTGGCTGCTGCTTTGTTGTTAGTTCTACACCATAGTTTAGATTTGGGAACACCTGAAAGAATGGAGCCTGATAGTCAAGCTTATATTCTAGTGGTGATTTCCCACCGTCAGCACCAGCACGAAGCTCGGCAGTTACCGTGGCGGCAACAGCGGGGGAAGCGATTAGTGCTAGTAGTGCGGTTGTTAGGAATAGTTTCTTCATTAGAAGTCTCCGTGTTAATTAATGGAATGATGACTTACCGTTGGTCATCGCGTGCCTATTATGGAGCAACCCTTGCAAATACAGACATTGTCTTATTTTTCTTCCTATAGAATCGTGTCATGATGTTATCGTTATAATAATCATCATGCTCTAGAACACTTCGTAGAATCTGTTCTCTCAATTCATAGTAATTAACATCGCCTCTACCTTCGTGGAGAGACAATATTTCTCGTTTAAAGTTCTCTTTCCCGAATTCCTTTATATCGGCCAAAAGAGTCTTAGAACTACCATAGTATTTATACCAATCCGATTCTTTGCGGATGATTTTTCGTACCTTTTTATGCTTCTGTTTTACTCTATTAGTAGAATAAAAATACTTTCTACCTATATATTTTTTTCCAGTAAGAGTATTTGTAATTATATATACGAACCCAAAGAATGTATTTATATCACTAGTGTTAAAGGGGTTCCCTTCCCATAACCAAACATTCTCTAGACTCACTCCTCGTCGACCTCAAGATCGTAATCTTCTTCCACTGATTCTGTTTCGCTACCGCAGAATGGACACCAACTAGGTTTATCCTGTGAGGCAAAAATTACTTTGTATTCATTGTCACAATGCGCGCATGTACACCATTCATCGTTCATTTATATCTCCATTAAATCGTCGTAGTTTACTACTTCAACATCAGTTTTGTTTAAAAATTCCATACCTTCTTCATGACGGTAGGTATATCTATATATAATCTTTTTTATCTTAGCTTGATAGATCAGCTTGGCGCAATGAATACAAGGAGAATGGGTGATGAATAATACAGCACCCTCTGAAGATTCAGTAGAAGAAGCGAGCTTAGTTAATGCATTGCTTTCAGCGTGAATAACATCATCTTTAGTTTTATCCTCTTCATCTTCACAGCAATTATCCCAACCAGCTGGCATACCATTGTAGCCAATAGAAAGAATACGATTATCCTTGACAATAACGCATCCAACTTTAAGTCGAGTTGCGTGAGATAACTGAGCAGTAAGCTCAGCAACACTCATAAAGTATTTAATGAATTTGCTTTTCATAGATTAGGTACAAAGATTGCATCAGCATGAGACTGATCAACTCGAACATAATTCATATCTTTAAGAAACTGCAATAATTCTTCATCGCCTTTTCCACTAGTGTGCACCTCAGCAGAAATAACAGGTTTATATTTTTCTATTGTATTCTTAGCGCCAACTAAAACATTATATTCATAACGTTCAACATCTAACTGTATTAAATCGCATGC